ATCCTTGGCAGCTTTTCTTTTCTTGTAAGTTTTGACTTTACGGAGCTTGCGAGGATCTACGTAGCGCAGTTCTTGAATGCCTTCGCGAGGTGCCTTCTCGTCGATCATCAAGTGATAGAATATTCTACCGTCGACATACCACTTGCGGAAAATTTCATAGGCATGCTGATTAAACTCGAGCAACTCGAGCACTTTATCAAACTCATCGAGGATAAGTTTCTTGACTTTGTCTGGTTGCTTTAAGTCGTCAAGATTTAAAGATACGACTTCTTTTTTGGGATCAATAACAACGGCTTCGTTGATAATATCGTCGACAGCAAGTTCGATGTCTGGATGCTGAGCCATCTCTCTATACTTCGAGACGAGCTCTGACTCGGTGCGAATGGCACCTTCCATATCAACATACTGGCCATAAGCTCCACCTTCGGCAAGAACAAGAGCTCCATCATCGTCCTGTTTTGGGGCAAATGATGGAAGCTCTTTTTCTTCTTGCTTTCTTTTAATTTCAAAACCAAATAACTCGGCCATGGGTTCTCCAATTTAAATAACGAAAAAGTAAAGGGAATGATTACCCTTTACTTATTATTCACCGCCGGCTTGACCTGTTTGACCGATACGACCAACTGACCAGTAGTCATATTGGAACGTTACCTGGAACAGTTCGATTTGATCGGTTGTAGACCAATCGAGTTCGATTGGACTGATATTACTTGGGAAGATTCCGTTAAAATCATAAGTACGGAGCTTCGTGCCATCTTTACCAAACTGAGTAACTGTAGCCTGTGACTTGTATCCAGGACCAATTTCTCTGACGTTGCGTTGAAGGCGATTGATTCTATTCGACCATTCTTCCATTGCATTACGGATCAGGAAGTCTTCATCGTTGATGATTGTTACTGTCCATTCGGCGAACGTTCTGTCACCAGCTAACTTCATTTGACGACCGAAGTAAAACACTGGAATGACTCCAAGATCAGAGCCAGGCAGCTGAGCTGCCTGACACATGAATCTTGTTTTTGCATCCCCTGAGTTGTTCGCAGGATTAAAAATATCCACTTGGAACAGGTTTTGTCTTGCACCGCCAAAAGCTAGTTGGCTTCTCATTTCATTGATATTAAAAGCCATTTACTTTCCTCCTAGGTTTATCTTATTTATTAGAACTGGCCAGCGATTTCGTTGAACTCGACACCAGATCTTACGGCGACGAAGTTTAGCTGGATGAAGTTGATCGACTTAGCAGGCTTGATGTAGATATCTCCAACAAAGCGGTTGCTATCGATTACTTCAGCAGTATTATTCGTCTCGTCGCAAACCACACGGAAGTCAAAGATTCCACGACGACCTTGAACGTCGCGAAGATATGGCTCAACCAGATTAACAAACTGTGATCTTGTGAATTCGTCATTGAATTCGAACAGAGTAGAGTTTGAAGCTGTAGCGATCGCTTTTTCAAGAACGATGAACAGACGACGTACGTTAATACGATCGAATGCACTTGTACGACCTAAGAGAGTCTTATCTCCGTAAAGTACTGTGCCTTGACCTGGGAATGTGACAACTGGATTGACATCGTTCTTATAAAGAAGATCTCTTTCAGTTTTTCCAGGGCTGAATGCAAGCTTCACAAGGTTTCTGATTTGACCGCGAGTAAATCCAGCTGGAGAGAACCAAGGATCTGTGAGGCTATCACTGCGAGCTGTCAGGCCGGCAATGTCACCGTTCAGTGGAATGTAGCGATATACGTCTGCATACTTGTCGTACTGATACTTGTAACCAGAATCGAGGAATGCGTATGAAGTATTACGCAGAGCATTTCTAAAGTCTACGATGTTCTGTGCTTGTTGATTTTCTACGTTAATACCTACAACATCAGAATATGCAGGAGAAACGAATACTACGCAATCCTTACGAACTTCTGCAATGTTATCGATCAGATAGTTGGCTAGCTGAACGTCGTTAGTTCCGATTGCCTTACCTTGAAGAATAAGAGAAACATCGACTGTGCTTGCATCTGCAAAGAGATCATATGCAGAACCAAGAGCTGCCATCGACACTGTGCTTTCGTTAGCTCCGTCTGTGCCACGAACGAACGAACGTGTGTAAGTTGTCGTGTTAGTAGAATTAGCAACGTTTGACAGAGTATTAGAAGCTGCACCGTCACGATCGTTTGTAGCCCAAATCCAACGTGAGAAGTCGTTGATTGCAGTCTTATAGTAGTTCGTTGTACCGTCATCTTTCTTGGCATCTGTTGCACGTGAAAGGTTTTGGTAGATTTCAAGAACTTGACCAGGTGTTCCGCTGATCAGACCGTCTTCGTCAACTACAACAACTGAAACTTCGTCGACAATAGAACGACCTGCATTTGTCATCGATGAAGATACACCAGGAGCAGACTCGACAACGTTGAAGTATTCCCATTGACGCTTCAATGAAGTACCGCTGAAGTTAGTCGACTTATTCCAAGTTGAATCGAAACCGATGTTGAAGAAGATGTTCGTACCGTCATCGGCTTGTGCGCCTGCTGAAGTGACCTTCATGTTTTGCTTACCGACAGTTGTATTACCATCTTCGACGTAATCACCTACAGAAATCTTATCTTTTACTGCTGTGACTGCGAGACGTGCTTGAGCGAGCGTAAGACCAAGATCGGTAGCCGATTGCTTCGTGAAGTATACGTCTGAGTTAGCTGCGCCATTCGAAATAGCAACTGCAGATCCTCCAGAAGAAAGCGACAGAGAAAACCCAGTAGTATTAGCTGCGATAATAAAGTACGATGTACCTTCTGATAGACCTTGAATGCTATTCGCAGTCGAAGAAGCTCCCTTTGCATACCATACTGCGTCACCGTTCGTAAAGAGTGTATTTGCAGTTGCCAAAGAGATAAAGTTAGCTGATACGCCATTCGATCCAACTGTTCGTGCTGTCGTAGCAGCTGCTACGCGATCTGCGAAATCATCGTTAGACCACACAAACACAACGTTAGCAGTATTGCTGCCTACGGAGATTGATATCGTAGCACTTGTAAGATCTGCAAGAGTATATGCGTTTGCAGTTGTTGAACCGTAAGAAGTATTGGTTTCGAATGTAATTGTTTCACCAAACTGAGTTGCGCTATCGCACATTGAAACTTTCAGAGAGTTACCGAGATTACCAGGATAACGTGCTACAAACTCTGTTCCAGAGAAAACTGCATTTGCTGCACCTTTGTTTTCGAATTCTTCAGAGTTTCTTACAACAACGTTTGATGCAACGACTGCAGCTGTATTACCAGCATAAGCAGAAAGTGTCGTAGCGTTAGCAAAGAATGAAAGAAGCGCTGAAGCGTTTGCGGTTGCTGCTTTCGAGATAGTGATAGCGCTATTAGTTACTGCTGTGACGAAGGTGTCATCGGCAATGCCGTCACCTTGTACGCGAAGTCCAGCTGTCAGACCGAGCGCTGTGCCGTTTGCAGCAAGCGATACGTCTGAATCGAGAGTAATAGTTGCTGTATTAGAAAAACCAGTTGTAGTCGCAGCACGAGAAACATACAAAGCATTTCCATAAGAAAGGAAGTTAGCTGCTGTATAAAACGTTTCGTAGTTGTCTGAAGTTGGTTTACCGAAGCGATTTGCGAGTGTATTTTCTGAATCTACAAGAACGAACTTTCCGACTGGACCCCAACGAAATACTCCGCCAAAACCTCCGACCGTAGTCGCAAGTGCTGGAACAGTAGTTGTAAGATCAATTTCAGAAACATTGATTCCTGGGCTGACTTGAAACGCCATTGTTATCTCCCTTTAAAGGTTAGTCATGTAAGTTGCATTTACTTTATTTATAACTTCAATAAATTAGGGTATTTGAGGCAATTGTATATTTAATTTCATATCAAAAATTTCCTTCAAAAAACCCACGCTTTTGCGCCACCCAAAAATCATTTTTCGGTCCACCATCAAACAATGACTCATTGACTTCTTCGTCATGGACGTCATCACCTGTACTCATTAATCCGAATGGTAGCATTTGTTGTTCGAGCATCTTCTCGTTTTGTTCGTAAATTTGCATACGAATATCAACATTCGTAATTTCTTTGAGATAAGGTTGTGTAGTCAACCAAGCAAAGAGAACACAACACATGGCCATGTCATCATTGCCATCTTCAGCTTCGTAAGACTGATTCCCTTTCAAGGTGTTCTTGAGTGAGAAACGACTTAACTCATAGATGGTATCATAATCATAGATCAAGAACTTGTCAGCCTCAACGAGAGTCTTGAGTGTGGCACATCCAATTCTCTTAACTTGTTTTGATGTTTTCACTCCATAATGTGTAGTGGTAGCAAAACCACCTGATAAACTTTGTCCTGTTCTGCCGTTATTGGCAGTCACCAAAACTCCGTCATATTCAAGATCATAGTGCAGAATATCTGCGACTTGTTGTCCAATATCATTTGTTTCGACGAGAACAAGAGCATCATTGTATTTGACTGCAGCACCATAGATAATGTTTGGATATATCAATGGAGATATTAGATTATTTCGAAACGCAGCGACTTGTCGATATGGCATCGTCGATACGTTGACGACAATAAAAGCAGAATAGTCGGCTCCAGCTCCTCGAGCAGTATCAACTACAATCGCATAAATTGTATCTTTCTCTGGTTCTTCATAGATCTTGAGTCCACCGTCTGCTTGAGCAATCGGTTGTTTATAAACCATATTACGAAGTTTGGTAGGATGAATCAGAGTGTTCGAAGAACCAAGAAACTCGCACTCATATTCTTGTCTGAACTGATCTTCAGACGTATTGCTGATCGTCTCTTCTCTCCATGCCTCGTCACGACCAGGAATCTGTGACCAGTGAACATCGACACGCGCATAAGCATTGCGACCTTCTTCTGACTCGGTCCAGATACGATAGAAC